TAGTAAGAAATACGATAACAAAAACTACTCTGAGATGATTCAAGATATATTCAAGAATTTTATCAAGAGTAGTAAGAAGTTAGATGTAGAAGATACTAAAGGCATGTTCAAGCATGTAGTTCCAAATCAAAAACCATATCATGCTATAGACTACATCAGACGTAGATGTGTTTCTCCGGAAAATAAATCTTCTTCTTATGTGTTCTTTGAAAACAGAGACGGCTTCTTCTTCAAGACTATAGAACAGATATTCAAAGATAAGAACATCATAAAGACTTATGTTCAAGATGCAGCTACTGGTGCTGACTTCATGAAAGCTAAGGGCAACAACATCTTAGCGGTTGAAGTTCCGCAGCAAGGAAGCATGTCTCAGACTATCGCTTCTGGTAACATGAAGCAAGCCCAAAGAACATATAACTTTCAGACTTTAAACTATACACAAAACAACGATGTTCAAAACCCAGCTGCTGGAACTACAACTTCTGGTGCTGGACCTGATTCTCGTGTTCCTCAAAAGATGAAAGACGCTCATAACAGTGAACCAAACAAGATATCGATAGTTCCAACAAACAACGAAAAGCAGTTAGGATCTGGTTCTAATCCAAACATAGCAAGCACTAGCCCAACTCAAATGGCTTATGCAGAAGCTTTGGGTTCTAGCGTAGTAAAGATGTCGATATACGGCGATTCTGATCTAAAAGCTGGTGTTATGATTACAGCTAACTTACTACAGAAGCTCGATCAGACTACTACACCCGGAACAGACAAGTCACAGTCTGGAGATTTTTTGATCTCAGCACTGAGACATAAAGTAAAAGATCAAGGAAGTAGACCACGTTATACTTGTGAGATGGAACTCGTTAAGGGTGGTAACGAGGAGAGCTTCCAGTGACAGAAAGAGCTTTTGGTTCCAATTTTAAATGGTTTGTAGCTAAAGTAGTAAACCGCGGGGACGGTAAAGACGCCGCCGAAAAAGATAAAACTGAATCTGGAAGAGTTCAGATCAGAATATACGGTAAGCACGACGACGAGAAGAACATTCCTGATAGTACTCTTCCTTGGGCTATACCGATGCTACCGATCAATTCCGGAGCAGGAAGGGCCGGTGTCAGCGCTTCACCGCTAGGCCTACAGAAAGACTCTCAAGTAGTAGGGTTCTTTGCAGATTCGGATGAAAACATACCGATTCTCATGGGTATACTAGTTCGTTCTGGTAAAGACGGCGGTAATGATGGCGAAACAGTAACGTCAGAAAACAATGATTTACCAAAAGGCGCTAGAACTGCTGCTACTTCTGGTGGTGATGAGAACGATAAGAACCCTGGTAAGTCTATAATAAACGATATTGGCCAAAACAATCAGCAACTTATAGACAAGAAGACTATTGGAAACATAGCTTTTGAGCCGGGAACTTCTGCTTTAGACTATATAAACAAAGCTGATCCATCCAATCTTTCCGGATCAATATCGGGTGCGTTGTCAGGAATGAAGTCTATGACTTCTACTCTTAACGTAGCTTCTTCTCTTCTTTCAAACTTTTCTGGTTTGATAAGTGGAAAATTAAACTTGACTTCGTTGTTGTCTATCGGAGCTCAAGCTGCTGGTTTAAAAAACTATGTTCCAAATATAGGTGCTATTTCAGGACTATCTGGATCAGCTACAGCTGTAGCTAGATCTATTAGTAACGCATCATCTACGGCAAACATAGCTAAAAATCTTTTAGCTGGAGCTTTTAGTGGAGGTAACCCGCTAGAAACGGTTCTTGGTGGTTTGGGTGGTCTTGGAGGTCTTCAGAGTCTTGCTGGTAAAGCTACGGGTTTGCTTGGTCCTATATCAGGAAACTTTGCAGCCGGTTCTGCTATAGCTGGAACGATGAAGGGAATGACTAGCGCTATGTTTGCCGGTGGCGGCAATGTAGTCAAACCGATTCCTTTTGGTGCTCCTAACTTGAATTCTGTTTTAGGAAACGTGAGTGCTATAGCTGGTATAACTTCTGGTATACCGGGAATAGCTGCATCTGTTCTCAGCAACAGCCCTATATCTGCTTCAGGTCTATCTAGTCTTTTAACTACATCTTTACCCGTATCATTACAGAACTCAAGCCTTACTGTGCCTTATTCAGTATCTGCTGCTAGTATTATTTCTAATATTAAACTTAATCCTGGTATAAATGTTTCTCCGGATATCGCTATACCCGCTACAATACTTACTAAAATAGTTATTCCAACAGTAACCCCGAGTGTTATAAACGATGTGACTATATCTTCTATTAATTATAATATTAATAGCTTACAGAATTCGAGTGTTAATGTTAACATACCGATACAGTCGATTACAGCCATCAACTATACGCTAAACAATACACCCGGAATAGCATATAAAGCTACCGGTTCAGTCTTTACTTTAAATCGTGGTACAACAACTAAGAGAATATAATATGGCAGATGATCCAGATCCCTCGCAAAGACACCCTAAATCTACTTACAAGAGTGACTATTATTTCAACAAGAAAACTACTACAGAATCTGGTCACGAGATGGAGTGGGATGATACTCCCGGTCATGAACGCGTAAGAATCGCTCATAAGACCGGATCTTATATTGAATGGTCTGCAGACGGTAGAAAAGTAGAGAGTATCAAAAATCATGAACATAAATATGTGCAGGGTGGTTTAACTCAAACTGTCGAGAACAATAGCGATCTAAAATTCAACGGTAACGTTCGAACTTCTATAGGTCAAGACTCTCATAATGAAATCAACGGTGACTATACTCAAGCGATCGCAAAAAATTTATCGATAGCAATTGGTAAAGGTGCCGCGATAGTTGTTATGGATGATCTTTATATAGTATGTAAGAACTTGACTGTTCAGACTAGTGATAACGTGAACTTTGATGTCGGCGGCGACTTTGCTGTTAATGCAGCCGGTAACTTTAATGTTATAGCTGGAAAAGGAATATCAGCTAGAGCAGACGGCGGTGATTTTCAGACTAAATCTTCCGCTAAAACCATAATCGATGTTGGTAGTACTCTTGATACTAAGTCTGGTGGAACTACTACCGTTAAAGCTCCAAAGATAGATTTCAAGTCAGGATAATCATGACACAAGTACATAGAAACGGCGACTCAAGAGCCTGTGGTGCTTCTACTATAGTTAGTGGTCAAGGATTTGTTTTTGTTGATGGTCAGCTATGGTCTGTAGAAGGTGATCCTGATAGTCATGGAGGCGGAAATCTTAGTCCCGGTCAGATAGCAGCTATCTACATCGATGGTAAAAGAGTGATCGGAGTCGGTGATGCAGCTGCTCCGGATGCTCTATGTATTCCATTGGGCGGAGCTCATTGTGCTCCAAGCGCATCTAGCGGTGATGCTAACGTAACGGCGGTCTAGTATGTCAAGAGCAGATAGAGTTACACCAAAACAACCAGAAATATACAGCGACTTTCTGTCTAATCTAGACTTACACCCGCTTTCCAACGATATAGCGAAAGTTACTAACGGAGAGTCTATCAAACAGTCTATCAGAAATCTTATCTTAACTAATTTTGGTGAAAGACTTTTCTCTCCAACTGTAGGTTCTAATGTCTATAAAACTCTTTTTGAAAACTTAGATCCGTTTACTCTACAGAACTTACAGACGTATGTAGAAGATACAGTAACTTATCAGGAACCCAGAGCGAGACTTTTGGGAGTAAACGTATACGGTAACGAAGCTGAAAATTCTGTTACGATAACGATCGCTTTTTCTATAATAAATACTGGACAGACAGAAAATTTAAATCTTATCCTTAAAAGAGTTCGCTAATGGCATCAAATAGTTCTTTAGATCTTGTATCACTAGATTTTGATACTACCAAACAAAATCTTAAAAATTACTTGAAGTCTCAAGCGATCTTCAAAGACTTTGATTTTGAAGGATCAAATATCAACGTTCTTTTGGATGTGTTAGCTTATAACACTTTCATGAACGGCTTCTATCTTAATATGGTAGCTTCCGAGTCTTTCTTGGATTCTGCTCAGTTAAAAGATAGTATAGTTTCTCATGCAAAAGAACTTAACTATCTTCCAAGATCTAATAAATCTGCAGAGATAACTTTAGAACCGTTTGTCATACAACTAAGATCTGATGCAAAAACTCTTTATATGCCAAAAGGCACAAGATTCAGTGGAATATCTAAGGGTGTATCTTATAACTTCGTTACAGACAGCACGTATATAAACAATACTCCTATCGCTAATACTTCAGCTAATACTTCTGACTTTCATGTGTCTTCAAGAGAGTATGATTCTCTTGGAACCAGTTATATAGTCAATCCTTTCGTGATATATCAGGGAAACTATCAAACAGACACTTTTGTATCTGACTATTCTTTAGAAAATCAAAGATATGTTTTATCAGATTCTACTGTAGATACAGATAGTATTACAGTAACGGTATCTGAAAACTCTGGAGCAACCGTTTATACTTACACTTATTCTATAACTCTTCTTGGTATAAACAGTACAGATCTTAAATTTTTCTTGCAAGCAGCCGAAAACGGAAATTACGAAGTTATATTTGGTGACGATATCATTGGTCGTAGACCAAGAAACGGTGCAGTTATCACAGTGCAGTACAGAACTTGCGCGGGTGATCTTGGTAACGGCGTTTTAAACTTTTCTTTGGATACTAATGTTGGTAGCACTAGTAATTCTGAGATCAGAGGAAGCATACCAAAAATAGTTGCATCTTCTGATATTCCGGGCGGGTCTTACGGTGGAGCTGTAGCAGAAAGCATAGCTCAGATAAGATTCAAAGCTCCACGCTATTTTCAGACTCAAGAGAGAGCTATAACTCCAGGAGACTATCAAATCCTTCTTCAAAACCAGTTTCCGGAAATAGGTGCTATAGCTGTTTTTGGTGGAGAAACATTTGATCCGCCACTTTTTGGCAAAGTCTATGTATCTGTAAAACTAAAAGATGTAGATGGCCTACCAGATGCTAAAAAGATAGAGTATGCACAGTTCATAAAACCTCGCTCTCCTCTTTCTATAGATGCTATATTCATCTCACCAGAAAACTTGTACTATAAAGTAGTTTCTAAAGTTAACTACAACATAAACGTTACTTCTGCTAGACCCGATCAGATCAAGAATCAAGTATCTACAGTGATTCAAGAGTTCGATACGACTTATCTACAAAACTTTAATGTTACTCTTAGAAAATCACGTCTTTTGAATTCTATCGATAATGCAGATCAAAGTATCATCAGTAACGATACTAATATAACAGTGTTCAAGAAGTTTACACCGTTCTTAGGAGTATCGCAGAACTGGGTTATCAGACTCGGTGTTCCTTTGTTATCTACTATTCCTACTTTGACTGATACTCATCCAGCAGATAGATTGCATGCGATATCATCTTCAAAGTTTATATACAACGGTGAAACATGCGTGTTAGAAGATAACGGTGCGGGTATAGTAAACATCGTTTCTTTTGTTGGTACCAATCATAAATTCCAAAAAACTGTTGGTACTGTAAACTATGATACCGGTGCAGTTTATATAAATGACTTTAATATTGATAAGTTTGAAGGCAACGAAATAAGACTGTACGGTCTTCCACGAGAAGGTGATATAACTTCCAACGGAAACAATATAC